AACTCGGTCAGCGCTTGGCACTGATAGCACATAGTCTGGATAGAGATACCAAGTGAGTCGGTCATCTTGCACCATCCGTGCTAATGAAGTGTCTACCGCAATCTGAGCAGTAGGTTTTTTCTATGTCAATTGGCTTATCAACATAGATTATTGAACAACTAGAGTCGCAGATATAGACAAGGTTTAGTTTGTTTATGTCTGAATTGAACTCTGCTTCTTTCCCCGATATAGCATCTTCGGGGAAGTTTTTACGAACGAATTCTTTGAACTTTTGGTCTAAATCGTTCATAACTTCCTTTCTGTATTAGAGTTTCTAATACATCTATCTACAAAGCAGGGGTGTCAAGCCAGACGCTTTTCCTGGCTTGATAGCCCTGCTAGGAATCTGATTATTATCTGCTCAGCCACAGATGTTTACTTACTGCGCGAAGGCCCCAGGGATAGGCCGAGCGACTGTCTACAGGCAGACGCCTGCTGTTACAGGATAGACTACCTGTCTACTGGCTATATTCTGTATAGTTCTGACCCCAGACTTATAAACTTCTGGTTAGAGCAAGTACTGTTACTACCGAAACTATTTTGCCGTACAGACTATGACCCCTGCTACTGTCCTAATATGTCCTATTTTGGTATAGTCTATTCTGTGATTTGTATAACAGTTTTGTTATAAACCGTTCGGATTGGCTGTTTGAACGGATTAATAGATAGTAGGGACTATTTATAGTCCCGTCCAGTAGCAAGGTCTTTAGGACCTTGCGTACAGACTGTATCTACTATCTGTTTCTAACTGGCTGTAACTATTGTAGATGGGACAGGTCTGTGACTTTTCAGAAGGGCAAGAATAACCCTAGGACAGAGGCTATGGCAGCCGCAAAGGCTAAAGTAGTAGCCCTTGTCTCTGAGGGTTGGGCGCCCCACAAGGCGATGGCTGAGGTGGGCAAGCAGCCCGATACCATCCGTATCTGGTGTCTGAGGGATAAACAGTTTGCTGCCGACCTAGCCCAGGCTAAAGAGGATGCTAAGGAGCGGTCCTTGACCGCCCTGGGGATAGCCCGTGATGATATAAGTTTTCCACAGTTCTCTGAGATGTTCTTAGACCAGAAGGTCTTTGACCACCACCAGGATTGGATTGACCTTTTAGAGGGGCGGGAGCCTAGTTGGCTCCACGAGAATATGATTTACGAGAAGGGCGACCCTAACCGCCTTCTTGTAAACGTGCCGCCTGAGCACGCCAAGTCCACCGTTATCACGGTGAACTACTCTACTTACCGCATCGCGCTGAATCCTAACGTTAGAATCATCGTAGTTTCTAAGACGCTTATCAAAGCACGGGAATTCGTGTACGCAATCAAGCAAAGGTTAAGCCACCCGCGCTGGCTGAAGTTGCAAACAACATTTGGGCCAGAAGGGGGATGGAAAGAAGACTCTGACACCTGGCGTGTTGATACCGTCTACTTGGGAAGCGATGCTCGTAATTCATCTGAGAAGGACCCGACTATCCAGGCACTCGGTATGGGGGGTCAAATCTACGGTGCCCGTGCCGACCTAATCATCCTAGATGACTGTATAACCACTGCTAATGCTCACGAGTATGAGAAGCAGATTAACTGGCTACAGAAGGAAGTTATCACCCGTCTTGGCAAGAATGGCAAGTTGCTAGTAGTTGGGACGAGAATTGCGCCGACAGACTTTTATAAGGAACTCCGTGACCCGAAGCATTGGTCAGGGGGCAAAAGCCCATTTACGTATATGGGTATGCCTGCTGTTCTACAGTATGCCGAGAAGTCTAAGGATTGGGAAACTCTTTGGCCTAAGTCGGATGTCCCGTGGGATGGTGATGAGGATACCCCAGATGAGGAAGGGCTATATCCTAAATGGGACGGTCCGACCCTCGCCAGGCGCAGAGGCGAAGTTACTCCTTCTACGTGGGCTTTGGTCTATCAGCAAGAAGATGTAACAGAAGATTCCATTTTTCCCGCTGAACTTGTTCAGGGTTCTATTAATGGGATGAGAAAGCGTGGGCCGTTAAAGCCAGGTGCTGCTGGTCATCCTCAAAGGGTTGAGGGTTATACCGTCATTGGTTTTGACCCTGCTATGGCTGGCAACGCTGCGTTTGTGGCTATGACCTATAACAAAGCCGATGGAAAGATTTATGTGCTGGACTGCCTGAATATGGCAGAGCCGACACCACAGAAGATACGAGAAACGATTGAGAATTTTACGCACACCTATTCTCCGCAAGAGTTTAGGGTGGAGATTAATGCGCACCAAAAAGCCTACTCACTTGACGATGACTTACGAAACTGGCTTGCTTCATACGGCGTACGCCTTAATTCTCACTTCACAGGCAAGAACAAATGGGACACGACATTCGGAGTCGCTTCAATGTCTACACTCTTTGGGACAACCAGAGAAGGAAAGTTCCAAAAGAACAACATACTGGAGTTACCAAGCACTGAAGGTTCTGAAGGACTCAAGGCTTTAACCCAGCAATTACTGACTTGGAAGCCGAACACCAAAGGTAAGACCGACTGTGTTATGGCTTTGTGGTTTGGAGTAATCCGTTGCCGAGAGTTTATGCAACAGAACTCTAACCTACAGAAGTGGGCACACAACCGTTGGGCAACAAGAGCACAAAAAGAAAAACGTTATACGGTAAGCATTGACGATGCCGTTGCAGAGCAATGGCAAGAGATGTATGGATAGGATTAAATGGCTAACCCGCAAGACCCTATATACGAGGTCGTAACTAAATCTCTTAGTGAAAAGATTGCTCAGTCTTCCCAGTTAAGTAAATCGCAACAAGAAACCGCTGCTGAAATGTCTAAAGTACCTTTGGATGCTAAGACAAGTAAACGTAGCAAACGCGGAACTCCAGGGGCTAAGGGTCGGCAACAGGGTGGCATTAAAGGTATAACAAAAGCCGAACAAGAAGCAATGATGCTTAAAGACCCAAAGTATCGTGGCGGACCTGGACAAGTAAGTCCTAGTGGCGAAGCCAGAATTAAAACTGGCGATATAGCAAAAAGTCTTTTTAACTATTACAAAACTGGCGAAATGCCACCACCTGCTAAACAACCAATTGACCCAACTAAAGTTGAAACTCGCCAGATGGGCAAAGTTGAGTTAGCCAAAAAACAATGGGAATTAAAACAATTAAAAAAACAAGAACAGTTAAGAAGAGAACAACTTAGAATTGTAGAAGCGCTTGCTCGTGGTGCAGGTTCTAAGCCTCCTGCCCGTCCTACTCTACCTGGTGCTATTGAACTAGGCAAAGAACGCAGTGCTCGTGCTGCCTCAAGGGAAGCAATACAAGAACAACTGCGTAGCAAACTAACTGGTGCTTGGCCCTGGAGTCCAACCACAAGAGAAGAACAAGCAATAAAAGATTTAGAAGAACGTAAGGCTAAAGATAAAGCCGAGAAAAAAGCGGCTAAAGAAAAAGCCAAAGTTGCAAAACGAGACGCTGGCAAGGGTCAAGTTCATCAACTTGCACAATCAACTCTTGACAGAGAAGCAGACAGGCGAGTTCAAGAAGCATTAAAAGACATAGAGAAGAAAGCAAAAGAAAAAGAAAAAAAGAAAGAAAAACCAAAACCAAAATATACCTACAAGGGTAAAGGTGGCGGACTTCGTGGCGGCCCTGTTGGTGGTCTTGGCGGAGGCGGAGCAATAGATTGGGAAACTAAATGACACTTACGATTGACCAGATTACAGCGAGAGTTGAATCTTTGCGATATCGCGCATCTAATCGTGATGCACGCCAGCAAGATGTTCTTTCTGTGCGTAAAGGTGAGATTGCTTCTGTCTATCCAGATTTTTTCCCTGATGGGGTAGATGCTAATGTCGTTGCAAATTTTATTGATATTGTTGCGAGAGATTTGTCCGAAGTTATGGCGCCATTACCGGCGGTTAACTGTTCGGCAGCGAATCAGGTTTCTGACCGCGCTAGGGCGTTTGCTGATAAAAGAACTCGGATTGCCGCTAATTATTTTTCTAATTCTGATTTACAAGTTCAGATGTACACGGGTGCCGATATGTACATCACGTTTGGTTTCGTCCCCTTCATAATTGAACTGGACGAAGAAGCAGGGCTGCCGCGCATACGCATAGAAAACCCCGTGGGCGCTTACCCAGAGTTTGACCGCTATGGGCGCTGCATTGCCTTTGCAAAGCGCTACTATATGTCTATAGGAGAGATAGTAGCCAACTTCCCTGAGTTTGAGATGCAGTTACTTGGCAAAGAAGGTTATGACCAAGACTTAAATTCACAGTTGGAAATTATTCGTTATTACGATAAAGACCAATCAATAGTCTATGTTCCATCCAGAAATGACCTAGTACTATCTCAAGCAATCAATCCGCTAAATAAGATGATGGTAGTCATTGCTAAACGACCATCACTTGATGGTGAGATGCGTGGACAATTTGACGATGTACTTGGCATTCAGTTGCTTCGCAATAGGTTCGCATTACTTGCGATGGAAGCAGCGGAAAAGTCTGTGCAGGCTCCTATAGTTGTTCCGCAAGATGTTAATGAATTGCAAATGGGACCAGATGCAATCATTCGCACCGCTACACCAGGCTCTGTCCGCCGTGTAGACCTAAATATTCCACCTGGAGCATTTACCGAACAAGCATTACTACAGCAAGAACTCCGAACTGGAACACGATATCCAGAATCAAGAACTGGAAATGTTGACGCTAGCATCATTACGGGACAAGGTGTGCAAGCGCTTATGGGTGGATTTGACACCCAAGTTAAGTCTGCTCAGGCTATCTTTGCTTCGGCATTGAAAGATGTTATTAGCCTATGTTTTGAGGTTGATGAGAAGTACTTTAACTTTGAGAAAACTATTCGTGGCGTAGATGCTGGTTCTCCTTATAGCATTGACTACACGCCAAGCAAAGATATTAAAGGCGACTATAGCGCTGATGTCCGTTATGGAATGTTGGCTGGTCTTAACCCTGCGCAAGGTCTTATCTTTATGCTACAAGCCCTTGGCGGTAAATTAATTTCTAAAGATTTAGCACAGCGTGAATTACCATTTGGTATTAACGTAACCCAAGAACAAGAAAAGATTGAAGTAGAAGATTTGCGCACAGCGCTTATGGCTTCTATACAGCAATACACTCAGACAATTCCCCAGATGGCTGCTACCGGTGCAGACCCGTCAGATACCATCCGTAAAGTTGCTGACATTATTAAGGCTCGTCAAAAGGGAACATCCCTTGAAGACGCTATTGAAAAGATATTTGCTCCTGAAGAATTACCTCCTGTTGGTGCTCCTTCTATGGTTGAGCAAACGTCCCCTGCTCCCGCAGCGCCGACAGGAGGCGCTCCTTCTCCGATGCCACTACAAACTTTGTTATCAAGTCTTAGTTCAGGCGGAAGAGCAACGGCTAGTGCCAGGACGGCAACACGGAGGTAGTTATGCCCAGACAGCGTAAAAAGGCTAAAGCAAAACCAACGCCTAAGCGCAGAAGAACTACAAAAGAACCTGTACTTACAAAATTAGATTTTTGGGCAATAGCAGCCAAAGAAGTTTATGATGCTTGTGTTCGTGCTGGATTTGATGAGGGTACAGCAATGGCATTTGCTATGGACAGAACAAGTTATCCAGACTGGATTGTTCCAGCCGATGACCCAATCCGTAAACCTGATTACGATGAAGAAGAGGACGACTAATGTCAATGATGCAACCCACAGAAAATCGTGGCGGATACAGACCAACTGCTTCACAAAATAGTCCAACAAGTATTTCGGCTACAGGTGGCAATGGTCAATCAGGAAAACAACCAGCACGGTATATACCTGATATGCGTGAGCAAGGGGTTACTGGACAAGATGTTTACGCTTCACAAAGCGCTCCTGGTACAAGACTACAAGGTGATGAAGCAGCCGCAATGCGCGGCAGAGCGCTACCAATTGATTTAGATGCACCGACAATGTTTCTTGATGAGCCAGGAACTGCAGGTATTGACAAAGGTCCTGGCATTAACTCAGATGTTTTTATGGCGGATTTACCTATGGCTAGGCCAAGTATTACTGCCACCTTGCAAAAACTAGCAGTATTTGACGATTCTGGAGAAGCAGAAATGTTACTTCAACAAAAAATGAGAATTGGATAAATAGTGTCAATGCGCTATGTTCCTTCAGTTATTGCTGAAGTAAGCCCTAACTTATATTCTGCTGCGTCAAGAGCAAACCTGAATCCAACTGAAATGAATCAGGTTGAGCAGATGAGTTGGGCGATTAAGAAGCATCGTGAGTTTGGCCGTATGACTACAGAAAACGCACGTTTGTCATATGATAAATTAGATGCAGATGCGCAAGAAAGTCTAAAGTTTTTCTTCGGTGATGCTGAGTATATGAAAGAACCGCCAGCATTTTCTGACAGATTAGTAGGTGCTGTTAAATTTGCCGGTAAAGCACTAGCCAGCCCGTTGATTGGTTTGTTTAGGGTTGCTGGTTCTTACAATAAAGTTATTAACTCTCCTTATTTAGTTTATAGACAGATAACCCAAGGCGAAAGCATTTTTGATGCAAAGGTGTGGTCAGATGCTTGGGACGGAAATGATATCTATGATAATGGAGCGTTGAACGAAGCCGTTCGTATTTTTGGCAAAGAAAAAGTCTTTGTCGCAAAACAACTACTTCAGGGTAGAAAACCAGGTGAAATCCTAGAAGCCTACGGTCAACTTACTGAAGGTATTACCAATGCTGTAATGGAAGCATTTAATGAACCTGAAACTTTTAATCAAGTTTTAGATGCTACTAAGTATGCACAGGTTTCACCAGGCAGAGACATTGTTAGATTTTTGGCTAACAGACCGCCCAAGAATGGTGGCCTTACTGCCGATATGATTGATGGTAGTGCTTTCACAAGAGGTATTTCTGGAACTATAGACTTTGCTTACCAGATAATAATTGACCCGCTTACTTGGATAACTGGCGGAACTTCAAAGGCTATTACACGCGGAACTCAATTAGCCGAAATGGCAACTAAGGCTATGAATAATGGTCGTTCTTCTGCCGAAGCAGTATCTATGGTCTTTAAAGATGCCGGTGTCCGTAAGTTATGGGATGACCAGTTTGGTCCAGAACTAAGAAAACTATCTGAAGCAACAGATGCTTATCAGCGCGGAGTCATACGTCGTAAAATTGGACAAAGATTTTCTGGATACAATGATGACGATGCTATTGAGTTCTTTGTTAGAAACAAAATGTTTGATGCAGATTCAGCAGAAGATGTATTTGCTCAAGCAGAAAACACTCATCGTTTATTATCTGGCCGAATAGACGGTATTTCTTACAAGCGTAATGGTGTTGCTACTGCAAGAAACCAGCGCCGACTTGGTTATGGCTTTAACCGTCTGCTTGATGGGGTGTTCAACGGGGCAACTAGTGGTAAGTTTGCGATAAGAAAAACAGTAGAAGAAATAAATGAAAAAAGTGAAAAAGTATTTGATATCTTGCTAGACCACGGGACAGAAGTTGATAAGGCTATCAATCCTGCTGTCCGTGAACTTGTAGACATAGATGAAGATTTAGGTAAATTTAAAAAGACACTTTACTTTTTTGGAAAGATGGCTGCTCGGAACCCTGGTGGCCAGTTTATTATGGTCGGAGATGATGCAGTAAAAACTGTTGGTACCCTCCGACAGGTAGCCCGACAGGTTCTTAATAAGGATTTGTCTGACTTTGTTGCTCAAAAGTTTTTGAGGTCTTCAGAAGATGAGCAGATTGTCATAATCCGTAACCTTTATACAGCAATTATGATGCGTGCTGGGTTATATGGCAGACCAGAGGGCGAAGAGTTTATCAATGAAATCCTTAAAAAGACTTTAAATGAAAAGGCTGGATTTACTACTACTACAAACTCTAGGATTTCTGAAGGGTTAACTAAGTTATTAAGCAGTCATACCGTAAGAGTTATGGAAGGGCAAGCAGAACTTGTTCGTAGGGGTGCAATACAGCCATCTCAACTAGCAAGTGCTATTGCTCCTTTGCCCTATGAGGAAATAGCATCGGTTGCTTACAATGTAAAGTCTAAACAAAATTTATTTTATGCCGTAGGTGGGGCCACCAAGTCCCGTGCCGCTAAAAACTTTGTAGATTTTTGGTCTATTTTTACTCTTTTCCCTAGATTGGGTATTAGGTCTGCTGTTGACGAAGGGATAATGCACGCACTTACTGCGCCTATGAAAGACATTTGGCAGTTTGCTAGCGGTGTAGGTCGTAAACTTGGGCGTGCAAGCGCAGCATACACAGGTTCAGATGCTGCTTCTCCTCTTGTTCTTGACTCTTTTAGAAAACTAGCAGGTAGAAAAACACCATCTCAATACATACCACTTGAAGAACGTAATCAGATTATTGATGATTTGATAAACGAACTTAATGAGATGAACAAACTATCTGATGATTTGGGTTTAACTCCTGCCGAAATAGCCCACATAACTATAAATAAGAATATTGCAGGTAGGGCTGCTGTATTTTTACGCGGATTAAAAGACGAAGATAAAGCCTACTGGGCAGATTTAATGGTTCATCACCCAGATGCTATGAATGCTATGGCTTCTTCTGTTGCTGCCAAAACAATATCTGGCCGTATAGATGATGCTTTTACAACTCAGCAAATAAATATATCTGAACTTACTAGGGCTATGTCTATTGCTACGGAAAGACTGCGTGAAAGCGGCAAACTTTCTAAGAAACAAGTTTTAGAACTAGGTGACTATAGAGATATTGATGTTTATAAGTTAGGGCAGAAAGACCCATTCTACGTTACCCTTGCTCATTATGATAATTTCTTTATTCGCTTTGCAGTTCCTAGACAGCACGGTTCTTTAAAGTTACCTGGAAATTACAGAGTAGCACCTGCTACTGTGTTTCTTCAGAACAACGGATTAAAAACTGAAAAAGATTTATTCCGTGCTGTTGGCGAAGTTATGCAGAGTGTGGGCATAGAGTTTATTGGGGATAGTTACAGAGTAAAAGCGGGTGCTGAAGATACCGTAAAGAAGTTCTTATCATACTTTGGCGATACTGTAAGTCTAAGAGCACAGGGACTAGCAGATGAAGAGATAGTTCGTATCTACGCTGAGGGTATGCTTTTAGATTTACGTTCTGCATTCCACGGCAGTTTTGATTTCTCTAAATATAATTCTGCTTTATACGAAAAAGTTGTTGACAACTATAGAAACTTAGCAATGAAGGTAGAAGAGCGTGGCACCCTTGTAGGTGTTGCGCCTATGTATATGTCAGATAGCAATCTATGGCACAAGTCTATTGCTTCTCTGGACCTGGATTCTTTTGATGAGTTAACTGTTGGCTTTAAGCCTGAAGGGTTTATTAATACTCGTATAGAGTTTCAAGAGTTTACGGATTTTCCTAACGTCTTTCGTAAATATGGCAATCAGGCTATGGAGATGATGGATAGACAACTTACCAACATTCTTCGTCAGCCTATTGTTAATGTTTCTTATCTTCGTTATCGCAAGATGTATGCTGGTTTAGAGCGTGAATGGGTAGACCAATATATTAAAAACGAGATTAGGGAAAACCCAAAACTGTATACCAAAGGTAGCGATGCTTTAATTGCTTTAAACCGCAAGGCTGAACTTTTGGGGCAAAAGAGATTTGCTGAACTATCTCTAAATGAAGCCCTTGACCAGACTTTAAAGTTTGCCGATAACCCTTCTATCCGAAGCAATCTTGCTATGTCGGTTAGAACAGTTGGTCGTTTTTACCGTGCTACTGAAGATTTTTATCGCCGCGTATATCGCTTAAAAGAAGTATCCCCTAGGGTTCTTTATCGTATGCGTTTAGCGCATCTTGGTTTAAATGGCTCTGGTCTTTTTCACGAAGACGCAGATGGTAAGCCCTACTTAATGATGCCAATGGATGATGTGATTTTTAAGGCTACGGATACAACGCTTAGAACATTATTAGGACAAACAGATTCTGTTTATAAACAACCTGCCTTTAATGATTTTACTTTTAAACTAGAACTACTAAACCCTTCATTCTCACCAGAAGCCGGTGTTCCGCAATTTAGTGGGCCTATAGCAGCGCTAGGCGTTATTGGTATAAAGAATCTATTAGGAAACTTTGATAATCCAGCAGCGCAAAAAGTTGCTGCCGAGATAGACAATGTTGCTTTAGGTGATTTAGGCGATAACATTACAATCAGAAGAGCCATAGTTCCTAGCACTTTAGGCAAACTTTGGGCTATGTTGCCAGTAAATGAAAAAGAAAGACAAGAAGTTACGGCTGCTCAACAGGCAGTTGCTTACAACGCAGCCAATGGATTGTTTATTACGCCTGATGCTACCGATAAAGAAAAGGCTGATTATCTTAAGAATGTAAGGATTACAGCCCACAATATTTTGTTTCTGCGTTCTTTCTTGGGATTGATTTCTCCAGTAGTACCGACTACTCAAGATACAAAGGGAGTGCCAGACTATCTTCTTGATGTAGGGGTAACTGGTTTGCGGTCAGAGTTTTTTGACATTCTTACTGCTGTTCAAAAGAAGTATGGCGATGATGTACAAGACCCATATGAGTTAGCGTTAAATATATTTACTGGACAAAACCCAGGTAAGATTGTGTATACAGTCTCTAAGAATGAAAAGCAGAATAAAGTTCTTATTGACTCTACCAATGAAATGAAGAATTGGGCATTAAGTAATGTTAACTTTATTAAGACTTATGGAGAAGTAGCCTACTTATTCGGCCCTAAGACTGGTGAGTTTAGCCCAAGTGCCTTTAACTGGATGCGGGCTACAGGATTGATTGAGGACAAAACTCTTGAGAAGTACTATGAAGATGTGCAAGTAGCAGAGGATAAACAAAAGTATTACGACATAGCCCGTTGGGAGAATGACGAACTAGCCAGAGAAGGCAGCATTGCCCAGCGTAAAGTAGTAATACAGTCTGCTACTCAAGCCCGTGAGGCTTTAATTCAGTCAAATCCTTTGTTGCTTACCGCTCTTACTGGCGGTGGCAATGAGGTAGCAACAGAGCAAAGAATGATGGAGTCTGTCCGTCAGATTATTGGCGACCAAAATATTCAAATAAGTGGTGATACCAGGATTCGTATGAAGACTGCGTTACAGGCTATGGATGATTTCTTGTCGTTTGTTGCCAACCCAGAGGTTCGGTCACTTTATAATGCTTCTTACTTAAAAAGAAAATATAGAGAGAATGTGGAGAAACTATTGAAAGACCTATCAGTAGAAGACCCTGCTGTTAAAGAAGCAACTAGGGCTATCTTTAATAGTTTATTGAGTTACCATTCTCGTGAATCTTATAGGGCGGTGCCGTAATGGCTACTATGTTAGAAATCCCAACACCTGATAAAGATATTCTTCAAAGTTATAGAGGTAGAGTAGGTTATTTTAAGAGCGATACAACTATCAAATTAGTCTTTGATGTTATTAACCAACAATGGCGTATTATAGATACAAGTAGTTACGCTTATCCTAAGACTTCTTATGTAACCTTTGAAGAGTATGAAGGTGGCAAAAAGACTGTAAATCCAGAAGCAGTTAAATCTATTATGGGATATACGGGAGATGCTGCTGACGAAGTTGGCACACAAAGTGCATTGGCTGGAGCAACTATTACTATGGGGCCAAGTGGTCCTGTTGTAAATTTTACTACTCCTAATAAAGCAGACCCAGATGGAGACCCTGTAGTAATACAGGCTTATTTATATGTCACCGAAAAGGGAGTGTCTTTATCGCCAGATGAAGCCAAGGCTGGGGAAATAGTAGACAAAACATTTGATTTAAATGTTACAGATTCTGTCCGTGATAAACACTTAGAAGATTTATATAAGATATATGGTAATAGACAAAATATTATTAATGTTTTATACGAAAGTAGATTTTTAAAGACAGACAAAAACGTAGAAACAACTGAATTAATTTCTGCTTTAGAAAATGCAGTTGGTGAGTATTCTGTAAACCAAATAGAAGCCTATAAGGCTGGGCAGATAAAGCAATTTGCTACATTTAACGAGTGGCTAACAAGCAGAGAAGGCGTTGTTGATACAGGGTTAACAAGGACTATTCGTAGAACAGATATTTCTTCTAAGGGAGATATCAGAGGTTTGGTCCGTGAAATGTATCTTGAGTTAAAAGAACGGCAACCAACCGATGAAGAATATAAACGTTGGATTTCTAAGATTCAGAAAAAACAAGAACGTAAACCTGACCTAGAGACAGTAACCTATGACGAAGAAGGCCGGTTAGTTTCTAGTAAAACTAAACGTGGTTTTAACGAAGCAGAATATTTATTTAAACAAATATCAGAAGATGACGAATCTAATGCTGTTCGGCTAATGAGTCTTTACGACGCCTTTAGACAAGCAAGGAGGTCGGAATAATGCCATATACTCCACCAGGTCCTAATGTTATAGATGGTGATGGCGGACAAGGCCAAGGCATTGAAGAAATCTATCGCCTATTAGAATCAGAATATGGCGACATAGATGATATTTTTCTTACCGATGAAGAGTTACAAAGCCTTTTGTTGCAGGCTTATTATGGTAAATGGAAGCCTGAAAGATTCTATAATGCTATAACTACCTCTAAATGGTTTCTGAATAATGCAGGTAAAGTACGCCAAAGAGATTACTATAAGCGTATCTACAATGGCCTTATTAAAGGCTTAGACCAGAATGACCCAGAGTATGCTAAAAATGTAGAAAAGATTGCAGGCAAAACAGAATACTGGCGTGGGCTAGATAGCGTAAAGGCTAAACTAGAACCACTTTTAACTGGCAAAGGTATTCAATATACAGATAGGGATTTAGATAACTGGGCAGCAGAAATATATGACTCTGCTAATGAAGATAATAATTCTTTTATAAATAGATTTCTTAATCGTAAAGTAGGTTTTGGGGCTACGCCGTTAGGTGATGTAGCAGACAACTTGGCTTTGTTAAAGACTTATGCCTTTGATATGGGTATTGATTTAGAAAAAGATTATAGGTCTTCTTTACCTGAGTGGATGCAAAGATTGGATAGAGGAGAATCAATAGAGGTCTTTAAGAATATTATCAGAGACCAAGTCGCTGGTACCGAAGGTGAGTTTATAGCAGGTTATTTAAATAAAGGTATGACATTAAAAGACTTATATAAACCATATAAACAATACGTGGCTTCTGAGTTAGATATTCCTATTGAGGAAATAACTCTTGATGACCCATTGTTGCGCCAGGCTATAACCCAAGATAGGTTTTTAAATAATAGAGAATTTAAAAAATTAGCCCGCCGAGACCCACGTTATCAATTTGGACAACCAGCCAGAGAAGAGGTTTATGGAAATATGTTTCAGATTCTTCGTGACTTTGGATTCCAGGGGTAACAATGGCTGACGAAAGAGATAGATTACGTAAACTTCGTGAACTTGAAGCACAACAAGTTGCTGCTACTCCGGTAGAAAAAACAACAACAAGAACTAAACCTTTAAGCGAAGAACAAAAAATTGCTTATGCTGAACAGAAAAAAGCCCAGCGTGAAGCAACAGCATTGGCTGAACAACTTGGGGCTAAGATTGACCCTAAGACTGGTTTAATTGATAAAGAAACTGTTACCAATCCTTTTGGTATTTATGGACCTAAAGGTGGCAAGACTAAGATTTTCCAAGGTTACAGAGGTAGCGGTAAAAACCGAGTATTTGTAATTACTTATGCTGATGGCACTGAAGATGTTACTGCAGCCCCAGAGGGAGGCGGGGACGATAAAGGTGGCGGAAAAACTGAAACTGATAGAGAATATCTAGGTTCAGGAGCAAGCAGGGTTCTTCGTATTTATTATTCAGATGGAACTTTCCAGGATTTTCCTGCTGCCGAAACTGTAACTAAAGATACTACTACAGACGCATTAGTAGAATACCAAAAGCAACAAGATGCTGCTGCTACAAAAGCCAGCAGAGAATCTGCTTTTGATATTTTAAAAGCAGAGTTTACTAAATATGGTTTAGGCAGCCTTGTTGATACAGTCAAAAACCTTATTCTTGATGGTGTATCTAAAGAAGAAGTAACTATGAAGTTACGTGAAACCCAGGCATATCAGACTCGTTTTTCCGGCAATAAAGGAAGGCTAGATGCTGGTCTTAATGTTTATGATGAGTCTACTTATTTAGAATTAGAAAATCAATATGATTTAGCGCTAAGTTCTTATGGCGTATTAGATGCTGCTGGCAGTACTACTGCTGCTCGTCAGGCTAAATATGGTGAATGGATTGCTGGAACTAAATCTCCTAATGAAATAAAAGGTAGGGTTCAACTAGCCGTCGCAGCCCAGGCTGAGGATGAAGTTACTAAGGCCACATTAAGACAATTCTATCCTATGATTTCTGATACAGATATTATTTCTTACTTTTTGAATCCAAAAGATACTTTGCCTAAATTAGAAACAAAGGTAAGAGCATCTCAGATAGGTGCTGCTGCAGTAAGACAAGGCTTAGTAACTAATGTTACTACTGCTGAAGAACTTGCTGCTTTTGATATTACAGAAGAACAGGCTCAACGTGGCTATTCTGCTTATGCTGGTATGAAGCAAGACATTGATAAGTTAACCGGAATTGACAGAGTAACATTCGGCCAAGCAGAAGCAGAAGGCGCATTGCTAAAAGGGTTAGCCTCTGAGCAAAGGAAATTAGAAGGTCTCCGAGAGAGAGAAATGGCAAGATATAAAGGCGCTTCTGGTGTATCTAAGGTAGCGCTTGGAGATGCCGCTAAAGGCACATTTTAGAATCCTGACACGGACCGACCAGCCCCGTGCAGTGTACAAGACTGGTAGCAAGAGCCAGCCTACTTTCCCCTGAGTAGAACTGTGGCTTGCGACAACAACGACAGAAAGGGTGGTTGCTATGAGCAACAACTACTGGGATGATGAAGACGAAGACCAAGATACAGAAGTAAGTCTGACTGGTGATGACCTTGTAAAGAAATTACGCAAGGCTAAACGAGCAGATGAAAAGCGTATCAAGGAACTTACAGAGCAACTTGAGAGTTTTACCAAGGCGCAGCGTGAGCGTACCGTCAAAGAAGTCCTAGAAAAGAAGGGCATAAACGCTAAGGCTTCTCGCCTTATCCTTAAAGACTTAGATGATGTCACAGAGGAATCTCTGGATGGATGGCTCCAGGAAAATGGAGACCTAATCGGTTATCAACCTGAAGTCAAGGATGAGCAGAAGGAGCAGAATCTTGCTGCCTTAAGACAGCAGGATGTGCTCACACAAAGCGGAGTATCGCCCGAGAGAGCAGATGAGTTAGCAATGAAATTGGACAATGCGCAAAGTGCAGACGAATTGCTAGCCTTCCTACGCTCTCAGTCCTAATCCGTTCATAGTCTAGGAGACTAAACAAATGGCTAATGCCTATACAAGCACCGGCTCCTCCTCTCTTGGAGGTACCGTTGGCTCGGCAGGTCTAGTTCAAAAGGCGTATGACCGCCTTCTTGAGTTCGCTCTCCGCTCAGAACCACTAATCCGTTCTGTCGCAGATAAGCGTCCTGCTCGCCAAGCAATCCCAGGCTCAACCGTAGTTCTACAGAAGTACGTTGACCTAACCGCAGCAACTTCCGCTCTCACGGAGGATACTGACCCAGATGCAGTTGCACTGTCAACTCCAACTCAAATCAGCATCACTCTCGCTGAGTACGGAAATTCTGTTCTAGTAACTCGTGCGTTGGAACTCTTCAGCCTTGCTGATGTAGACCCAGCGATTGCAAATATCATTGCGTTCAACCTTGCTGATTCTATTGACAAGGTAGCAATGACCACACTTCGTGGCGGAACCAACGTAATCTACGGTGGTAACGCTTCTTCAACAGCAACTGTTGACGCAACCGACACAATCTCCTCAGCAAACATCCGTAAGGCTGTTGCTAAGTTGCGTGCCGGAAATGCTAAGGGCCGCAAGGGCAACCTTTACTGGGTTGGTATTCACCCAGAAGTTTCACACGACCTTCGTGCTGAGACAGGTTCCGCAGGCTGGCTCCTACCTCACCAATACGGAACTGACCAGAGCAGCATCTGGGCAGGAGAAATCGGTAACTACGAAGGTGCATACTTCGTTGAGACCAACCGTATGTACAACGCTACTGACGGAGCATCATCTGCTCGTAACTACCGCACAATCGTTGCGGGTCAGCAAGCATTGGCTGAGGCTGTTGCCGAAGAGCCACACGTAGTAGTCGGACCAGTAGTTGACAAGTTGATGCGTCACCGCCCAATGGGCTGGTACGGCGTACTCGGCTTTGCTCGCTACCGCGAAGATGCTTTGTACCGAATTGAAACCGGTTCCTCAATCGCTTCCTAGTTGATTGACTGTCGGGCAGGGGAAACCCTGCCTGATGGTGAGTCCATTAAGGAGGACTAATGACTGAATATATCTTCAGAACACCAACGGTGCGAGAAGGTCCTGCTGGTGGAGGAAGACTGTTTTCTTTTTATAAGTTAGATAAAGGAATCAGTATCGTCAAGTCAGGTGCTACCTACTCTCAGGCTAGGTATCTGCTAGACGAAGACTTGGCTGACTATGATGTTGTATATCGTGGTGGCTATGAATATGTAGTAGATGATGCCACTAAGGCAGACTTAATTGCCGGTGGTGTGGGGATAACAGAAAGTAACTTTACTGCAATATGAAACATTGGGAGCATCACCCACAGCCAGTTGAAGGTTGCTTCGGCTGTAAGGGTCTGTCTATCCAGATGAACGCTGGGGATGCAACACGAGATATTCCAGATAAGAAATGGAATGCTGAACTACAAGCATATCGGGATGCTAGAGCACAGGGTATACAGCCCAATACAACCCGTATGCAAGATATACAAGCGGCATACAAAGCATCAGAAGTGCTTGGCAAAGCATATGACGGTGACAGTATGCCGAAAGCACACAAGATAAATAAGGGCGTAGCCGAGGTAATGAAAGAGATAGGTGCATAATGCCAAAAGTTGGAAAGAAAGAATTTCCTTACACAGCCAAGGGAAAGAAGATGGCTGAGGCTGAAAAGATGAAGATGGCCAAGAAAAAGAAGGCTAAGAAAAAGAAGGCTATGTAATGGCTAGAAAAAGTTTAGAAGAAATTCGTCACGAGGCTGAAGGCAAGGCTTACGAAAAGTTTCGTAAAGAAAGTTGGAAGCACGTATCAAAACCTATGGATTTTAAAAAATCTTATTACAATGCTTTAATGGCTACTGCTGACGCACAGGTTGCGGAAGTAGAGGCTAGGCGTGCAGTTAAGGCCGCTAGAAAAGCAAAGCCTAAGAAGAAGTAATGTCGTCAGGAAAATACAAGCCTCACAGAGGGTTTAACCCAATCCAGATTAAAAATGGGATGGTTGTGAGGCTTCGTAAAGATGGAACTGTAAGAGCAGTACTAGGAAAGCACGGGGAATATGGCAAGCAAGAAGGACCCAAGACTCGCTAGAGCCGGTGTCTCTGGTTTTAATAAACCAAAGCGCACACCGAATCATCCTAAGAAGTCACACATTGTTGTGGCTAAAGAAGGTAGCCAAGTCAAAACTATTCGCTTTGGTGAACAAGGAGCGAAGGTTGCTGGTGCACCGAAGGCTGGGGAATCCCGCCGTATGAAGATGAAGCGTAAGTCTTTCAAGGCTCGTCACCGTAAGAACATTGCCAAGGGCAAGATGAGTGCAGCGTATTGGGCAGACAAGGTGAAGTGGTGAAGAAGAAAGCATTTTGGGATAAGAAGAATCCTAAGAAGAAGTCTAAGAAACTTACACCTAGCCAGAAGGCTGCGGCTAAACGCCGCGCTAAAGCGGCTGGTAGGCCGTATCCAAATCTTGTAGATAATGCAGCAGTAGCAAAGAGAAAGGCTAGATAGTGGCTGGTACACCAGGTAGCACACTTTGTGCAGAACTGAATCGTTTGGCTAACGGTGGGACTTACCCTGCCCGCACAGCATTTCTGGATGAACAAGGTGCTGCTAATGCTTGGGCTAGCACATCAGGCAAAGGGTTGATTGGTGCTCTGAACTACAAGGTTAGTTCTAGCCGTCAGCCGTATGACTTTAAGGGATTGAATGCAGTATGTAATGAACTTGCTGGAACCTCTGGGTTATCAGCCGTAGATGCGCTGAGGACTATATGACAACATTAGGCAACATAGTAGATGAAATCCTTATCAATATGGCTGGCTACACAATGCAGCAAGATAGGGCTACCAGCCTTGCTGCTGCTATCACCGACACTACTGCTACTAACATCTCAGTAACCTCAACCTCTGATATCGGTAAAGGTATCATTGAGATTGGCGAAGAGTTGATGTGGGTAGAGAACTTTGACCGAGTAGCCAACACCCTAACTATTGCACCTTGGGGCAGAGGCTATCTAGGTACAACTGCTGCTACTGCTGCCAACTCCAGCAAGGTAACAATCAGCCCGACATTTCCTAAACACGTAATCAAGCGTGCTGTCAACGACACTATCAATGCTATGGGTGCATCTATCTTTGCAGTCAAGCAAGTAACTTTTACTTACAACGCATCTATCTCAACTTATGAATTACTTGATAGTGCTGGCAACAATGTAACTGCTCAGAACATTATTGCTATGCACTGGCAAGAGGTAGGTCCTTCTAAAGAATGGATACCAATCCGTCGCTGGTCGTTTGAGCCTTATGCTGATATCACCACCTGGGGTGGTAGCGCTGCTTCTCCTGCTCAAACTGTCAGCATCTATGATGCAATTACCCCTGGCAGAACTGTCAAAGTTCTATACGCAGCAGCACCTACATCTTTCAGTACCAACTCTGATGTCTTCACTACAACCACAGGACTACCTGAATCCTGCAAGGATGTGGTAGTACTTGGCGCTACTTACAGATTGCTCACCTTCCTAGACCCTGCCCGTGCTACACAGACCAGCCCACAGGCTGATGAAATTGATACCAAGCGTAACTTTGGTAGCACCTCCAGCATTATGCGTCAGATATTCGCACTCTACTCACAACGTTTGGCTGAAGAGACCCAGGCTCAACAGCAACAATATCCAACCCGTATCCACTACACCCGATAGGTAAAAAATGACAGTACGCAAATACTCTTCCCGTTCCCAGCAAACTACGCTGGCTTCTGCGATTACTGCTGGCGATACTACGATGACAGTGGTGTCAGGTTCCGCCGTTATGGGTGGTAAGACCCTGACGGGAAGCCAGACCTACACAGTAGTCATTGACCCAGATACATCCCTTGAAGAAATTGTTGATGTAACGCTCTACTCAAGCGGTAATACCCTAACCATCACCAGAGGGCTAGATGGCTCCACAGCCCAGGCCCACTCTGCTGGTGCTGTCGTAAGACATATGGTTATCGGTAGAGACTTGCAGGAAGGCAACGACCACAGAGAGGCTTCTGCAGCCGTTCACGGCCTCACAGGGACGGTTGTAGGCACGACTGATACTCAGACCCTCACCAATAAGACTTTAACCTCTCCTACGGTCAATGGAGCCACAGTCTCAGGTACCGTGACTTCTACCGCCACCATCACTGGTGGAACGGTAAACCCGACCACCCTTCAACAGGGCGGGGTACAGGCAGTCACCACAACTGGTACACAGACCCTGACCAACAAGACTCTTACTAGCCCAACCATCACAGGCACAGGCGCTATCGCTGGTACCTTCACAGGTAACCTGACAGGTAACGTCACAGGTAATGTGAGCGGTACTTCAGGTTCTACCACAGGCAATGCTGCTACAGCCACAGCCCTAGAGACAGCCCGTAACTTCCAGATTCTAGGAGATGTTGAGGCTTCAGCCGTATCCTTCAATGGTACTGGTGATGTAAGCCTAACTACTGGAATTGCTGCTGGTGCTATCGTCAACGCAGATGTCAACTCATCTGCTCAGATTGCTTACAGCAAGTTGAACTTGGCTAACAGCATTGTTAATGCCGACATCAATGCTTCGGCTGCTATTGACTGGACAAAGATTGCTCCATCCTCAACGGTATCTACAACAGAACTTGGATACCTTGATGGAGTTACCTCTGCTATCCAGACCCAATTAGATTCTAAGTTGGCTACATCTACAGCAGCCAGCACCTATGCTCCTTTGGCTAGCCCTGCACTAACTGGTGTTCCAACAGCACCTACTGCTGCTGCTAATACCAACACCACTCAGATTGCTACAACAGCATACGTCCAGACAGAAATCAATGACTTGATTGCTGCAGCACCTGGTGCTCTTGATACTCTTGATGAGTTGGCTGCAGCCCTTGGCGATGATGCTAACTTCTCAACTACAGTAACCAACTCTTTGGCTACCAAGTTACCTCTAGCCGGTGGCACTATGACCGGTGCTATCGCAATGGGTACCAACAAGATTACAGGGTTAGGTGACCCAACCAACGCTCAGGATGCTGCTACTAAGAACTACATTGATACAGCAGTTATTGCTCCTAGCAATCTAACTGGAGTAATCACCTCGGTAGGAACTCTTACCTCAACAGGTGCTCAGACTGGTACTGGTTCAACCTTCGTAATGCAGAACAGCCCAACTCTTACTACACCTGATATCGGTGTGGCTACTGCTACTAGCGTCAACGGAACTACGATTCCTAATAGCGAGACTCTAGTAACTACAACTAGCACCACATACATTGTTCCTAGCCAAACTGGTAACTCAGGCAAGTACCTAACTACCGATGGCTCAGTATCGTCTTGGGCAACCGTAGATGCGCTACCTAGCCAGACTGGTAACTCAGGAAAATATCTCACGACAGATGGAAGTACCGCTTCGTGGCAACAAATCGTAACCGACCCAACACCGTCAGTCTTTATGCTGATGGGCGCTTAAGGAGAAATAATGGCTAAAAAAGTTCTTGGGCAATCCAACCCATCAGCAACTACAGTAACAACCCTATACACAGTCCCTGCCTCTAAGGAGGCTGTCATCTCTAGCGTTTCAGTAGCCAACCTTGCTGCTTCTACCGCTACCTTTGACATCATCGTTCAGCCTTCGGCTGATGTATCTGCAACCATTTTGGATAAGCAATACTTTGGTAAGAACATCACAGTAGGTGCATCTGATACAACTATCATCACTGTCGGTATCACACTTGCTACTGGCGATGTAGTCAAAATCAATGCCTCAACTGCGACTGTTGCGTTTCAGGCGTTTGGAGATGAGGCTTCCGTCTAATGACGATTACAAGTTTCAAGACTGGAACCGTATCGCCATCTAGTTTGCTTGCTGGTAATGCCTACCATATTCCTACCGTGACTGTAGATTATTTAGTTGTCGCCGGTGGCGGTGGAGGTGGTGGTGGATTAGCGGCAGGTGGAGGTGCTGGCGGTTTACGCTCTACCGTTACAGCAACCGGCGGTGGCGGTTCGCTAGAGAGTTCTCTTGTATTAAATGGTGGAACCAGTTATACGGTTACAGTTGGCGCCGGTGGGTCAGGTGGAAGCAATAATTATGGCTCTGATGGTAACAACTCAATTTTTTCTACAATTACTTCTACTGGTGGTGGAGGCGGCGGAACTTATTTTCTGAGTCCTGGTAATGGTCGTGCAGGTGGTTCTGGTGGTGGCGGCGGTTCAAGAGAAAGTGGTAGCAATTCAAGCGGCGGCGCTGGAACGACTAATCAAGGCTACGCCGGCGGCGCTGGTGGATTACGCGGTGGCGTAGGTGGTTCAGGGGCTTATTATGGAGCAGGTGGCGGCGGTGGCGCTAACGCTATTGGTGGTAGTTTTGTAACTTATACGGGCGGAGATGGTGGCGCTGGTGTAGCAACTTCTATTACAGGTTCGTCGGTTACTTATGCTGGCGGTGGTGGCGGTTCGGCTTATCAAGGGACAGCCGGTAGCGGTGGCGCTGGTGGTGGCGGTAATGGCGGAAGTGGAACGAATGGAATAGGAACCGCTGCTACAACCAATACTGGTAGTGGCGGTGGTGGAACTGCTAAAGATGCAAATACTGGAACTGCTGTTGGCGGTGCTGGCGGTTCAGGAGTAGTAATTCTCCGAGCGCTACAAGCAGCAGCATCAACAACCGGCTCACCTACATATACAACTTCAGGCAGTTATCACATTTATACATTTACCGGAAGTGGGAGTATTACTTACTAATGGCACATTTTGCACAGATAGACAACAACAACATTGTTACTCGGGTAATCGTTGTAGCCAACGAGGAACTACTTGATAATGGCGTTGAGTCTGAAGTCAAAGGTGTAACCTTTTGTCAATCTCTTTTCGGTGGCAACTGGAAGCAGACTTCCTACAATGCCAACATCCGTAAGAACTATGCTGGGATTGGGTATACCTTTGATGCTGGCAGAGATGCCTTTATTGCTCCACAACCATTTGCTTCTTGGGTATTAGATGAATCTACCTGCCGATGGGAAGCACCAGTGCCATACCCGACTGATGGCAAGATATATTCTTGGAATGAAGCAACTTTATCTTGGGATGAGGTAACGGTTTAATGGCAATCAGAAGTCTAAAGAATGGCACATTCAGCCGTAGCCTACTGATAGGTAATGAGTTCTATGTTCCGCCTAGTTTTAACCTGATTCAAACATACACAGTCGGTGCTGGTGGCGCTGCTAATGTTCAATTTAATAGCATACCTTCGGGGTATTCTCATCTTCAAATTCGCGGCATCTACTCTTCAACGCACAGTTCTAATTATGGTCTATCAAGTTGTGTAATGCAGTTCAATTCTGATACTGGTT